ACAAGATGTCTAGCGCCATGAATTAGGTTTATTTCAACCTTAACGCCTTCACAGTGGAGCTCTTGTGAGCCGGATAGCGCTTGCACAGCCCAATGCTTTGCACCCTGCTTGCTTATTGATTCCAGCTCCAAAACCAACTCATCGTACTTGCTCATTTGGTGCGCTCCAGCTCTGCGAGAAGTGCGTCGGCACATTGCACTGCAAACTCAGCAAAGCACTCATCATCGCCTACAATCATCTCGTTGGTGTCTTGTCCGGATAGAATGCCTTGCATCATGTGCATAGCCATAATCTCGCGCTTTGTCATTCCACTACTCATAACCTTGCGCTCTCGCAGTGTTGGCGCACCACATGGCACTTGTCTTTGGTCGATGTGATATTGCTCAACCACTTCGCAAGGCATTGCTGGCAGATTTCCGTTATTGTTCATCACCGTCTCCTTCGTTGTTCATGCCTAATCATCGCACCACATTAAAACTATTACAACCCCCATATGGTAAAATTCATGCATCAATCAGTGGGGTGACAGATGGAACAATCCAGAGCAGAGATGCTAGTTAACCAGTGCCAGAGCGCACTGGAGCGAATTAGGATGGCGCGGGTAAGTCAGGTTATGGGATCTGACAGTAAGCACGGATCGCTGTATCGAGTGTTCGGCCTTCCGACTGAGCTGACATTCGAACACAAGAAGAACATGTACGACAGGAATGGGGTTGCTGGTGGTGCCATTGACAAACTGGCTGGAAAGACTTGGGAGTCATACCCAAAGCTAGTAGAAGGCGAGCCATCAGCAAAAAACAAGGTCGACACGCCACTAGAACAAGAGTTGCTAAAGTTCTGCAAGCGAACAAAGTTATGGCGGGCATTTCGAGCAATGGACACAAAGCGCATGGTTGGGAACTATGCCGCGCTCATCATCAAGATTGCAGATGGCAAGGATTGGAGTCAGCCAGCAACCAATGTGAGGCCAGACCAGATTGTCGGCTACATGCCAGTGTGGGAATGCCAGTTGCGCGTAACTGATACCGAAATGGATCGCACATCAATGCGCTACGGCGAGCCAAAGTCATGGGCCTATCAGGAGATTGTTAGCTACGACAACACGCCCAACAGCAAGCCAGCGCAAGAGGTCAACATCCACTGGACTCGGGTTGTGTACTTTGGTGACGTGTTCACTGATGGCTCAACGAGTGAGTTCGGCAACAACCTACTAGCTCGTGGATTCAACGCATTTACCGCTATCGAGAAGATTAACCAATCTGGGGCTGAGGGATTCTTCAAGAATGCCGCTCGCCAGTTACAGGCCAACTTCTCGAAAGAAGCCCGCATGGATGAAATTGCCCGCATGATGGGGGTTAAAGTCCAAGAAATTAGCGACGCATTTCAAGCGGTAGGGCGCGACCTTAATAGCCAGTTCGATAGTTTCATGGTAACTCAGGATGTAGACGTAAACGCCCTGACTGTATCCATGCCCAACCCAAAAGAGTTCTTTGATTGCTGCGTACAGGAGGGGTGTGCATCGCTTGGTGGATTTCCAGCCACGGAGCTAACTGGCCACATGACTGGTGAGCGTAGCAGCTCAGAGAACGGCAATGTGATGGCTCAGCTTGCTACCTCTCGCCGCGTTAACGTGCTCAACAACGACGTTGAGGACTTCTTTGCTCACTTGTCTGAGATTGGTTGCTTCAAAGGCGTTGAGGTGTCACCTGTGTGGGATGACCTTCTCGACCCATCAATAGGAGACAAGCTCGACAACGCCAAGAAGATGGCAGAGATTAACCAGATGGGCCTTGGATTGGGTGAGCGGTACTACACACCGCAAGAGATTCGCACCGAATCAGGAATGAAGCCTGAGCCAGAAGATGGCTTCGAGGAATTGCCACCTCCTGATCCACAACCAGAAGATGGCATCGAGAAGCAATAATAAAAGCCCCGCGATGGGGCTTTGTTTTACTCTTTGATGATTAGCCGCTGCAATACAGCTCTAATCACCTCCTTATCCCTTCGCTCAAGCATCATTTGCAGCGCTAGGTGGCTGCCAAAGCTAATCCTCATGTCATCACTGACAACTGCGCCATAATCAGCAATCCAATCGCCAAGCGTATTCTCTCTTTTGTCGTAAATCACGTCATCGATGTGTTTTTCAAGTAACGCTAGATATCCTTCGTTAATCTTCATTCCACTCACCACTCCACCCCCATTGCCAAAATCACACATGCCACGCTTAACGCCAGAATCAGCAGACCTTCGATTGTTGGTTTCAAAGCGATAGTTCCTTAATCAAATCCTCAAGCTCTCGCTGCTTCTCGATGAATCTCCGAGCATCCTGACGGCGCTTGATCGCCTCGATGTCGTTGGCATCCTTCCGGCGCTGACGTGTGTTTGGGAAAATCTTATTCATCATCATTCCTATTCATGTGGTAATCAACCGACCCATCAGCGCCGTGCAATATGCATCCAAGTATGTCATCAACATAGTACTTGTGCTGACCTACATCACGCAGCCACCGATACCTTGCTGCATCCTTCTCGGCTTCTCGCAGACGGGTGATTAGCTCAACCAATATCTCTGGGCGCAGAAGGCTATCTTCCTGCTTACTCCTGCAATACCAAGGCTTCCTAGCTGCAACCTCTATTTCATTCAAATCAATCATTACCAACCTCCTTCATTGCCTCTTGCCATCCCCACCAAGCCGCCTCAGTTGTGCGACTCATGTACTGCCCAATCTCAATCACTTCAAGGTTAACGAATGTAATCCGGCGATTTGCGCGTGTTACGTCCATACCTTTGAGCTTTGCTAGCTCCTCGAATCGTTCTCGGTTCATAAATGCAACCATCAAATCACTTTCGTAATTCAATTCTATTGATTCGCTTCCGTCGTATTCGCTAATCTTAAAAACAGTTCCTTCATCAACCCATTCAACTACGCACTGATCAAGTCCTCCTTGGTATTGAGAGGGCCAATTCTTCTCAGTAATAGCCGATATAACACTTAACTCAACTCCGTCATCGATTGCCTTTGCTGGCTCCTGATCAAGAGCTGACTTGCTGTCTCCCCATGTTGACCATCCAGCCCCATAGCCATGAGAAATAATAACTCCAATCTTTTTGCTCATTTCTATCTCCTTGGTTGATTCCAATACTATTACAGTTATCTGGCTGGCGGTCAATGCTAAAATGAAGAAAATTGCACAGAGGATTTCACCTTGGCCTTTCCCAGTCCAAACATTCTAGACCCAACCCAGCAGAAGGGCCGCGAGAAGCGAGCCTATGCAGACTTCCGCCGCAGGTTGCGAGCCATCAACGCAGAGATTCAGGAGCGAGTCGTTGACCAGCTACGCCCGCGAGAGATTGCTGTTAATGGACTTCGCGCTTACCTGCTGAATGCCGAGAAGGTCTACATATATGAGCTGGACTATCTCCAGCTGCGCCGCATTGACGAGACCATTGCAGAGATAATCAAGCGGATTATGATGCAGCGTGGAGAGCAGTACGACAACTGGTTTCAGGCTTACACCGCCGAGGCATACCAGCAGGGTGCGGCATACGTCCAATCATCTCTAGCCGTCCAATCAGCAGTCTACGCCAGTGCATACAGCAACATAGAATATGTGTTGTTTACTCCAGAGTATCAACGCCGGATTGCCGTGGTTACATCGCGCACATTCAATAGCATGGAAGGCTTCACCGATGACCTGATAACAACTACGCGCCGGATACTTGGCGACACTATCGCGCAAGGCAAGTCGCCACGATGGGCAGCGCAACAACTAAAAGGATATCTGGTTGGCACAGAAGGCACCCAAGCCAAGGCAGCTAGCCGATCCGCAACAATCTCACGAACCGAGCTTGGTGTAGCCTATCGCTCTGCTGTGATGGATGAATCGCAACGCTCCAGCGAATCGCTAGGGCTGGTGACGAAGCTGCTTTGGGTGTCTGCGCTTATGGCAACCACTCGCCGCAGTCATGCTGACCGTCACGGCAAGCTATACACTCGCGCAGAGGTTGTGGAGTTCTACAGCAAGAGCGGAAACGCGATAAATTGCCGATGTTCTCAGGTGCCAACAGTTGTTGACGAAAATGGCTCGGCTTTTTCCAAGAAGATCCTCGAGAAGATGGCAAAGCAAGAGGAAAGGTGGATGCAATCGCAGGGGATCAAAGAAAAGGCCGCATGAGCGGCCTTTGTTTATATCTCGCACAGTCTACACCCTTGCGAAACATCATCAAACGCCTGACCAATCCCACTGGTGAACACGCTCTTTCCAATCCTCTCCTCAAGGAGGCGAATGGCGATTAGCTGGCTTTTGCCAAACTCGTCATGGGTGAATGCTTTTATCTTCCACTTGTCTCCAGAGGCTAGGCACGGAAAGCAGCCAACTCGTTCAAAACCTTCAGAATAAAGTGGATTCAACTCAGATCCAAGCAGCTCTAGCACCTCATTGGTAGTCCAGTCAACGATAGGTAGCCTGTATCGTATACCTGCTTTACCTAAGTATTTTGGATACTTTGCTAGAACCTCGTGCGGCTCATATAGCTCATCAGGATCTTTGTATGCATATCGCTTTGAGCGCTCAGAGCTCTCATCCGTTCGCATGCCGTACCACACCTGAAACGGCCCATTTACCTTAACAAAATCAGCCAAGAATAATCGCGTCTCACGAATCTTGAGCTCGTCAGTGCAGAATCGAGCCCCGCCACCAGGGAACCTTCGATATTTCATAACCTTTTCAGCGACAGATCCGCCAGTTATCGTTGTTATCTTTACTCTGTACATGGCGGCCATATTTTTTACGTGCGAATATGTTTTTGGATGCTCGAATTGCGTGTCACAGAAGAGGCCGAGAACACTCTCGCTCCCGAACTCTTCAACCGCCAACTTTAAACAAGCTTGACTATCCTTCCCGCCGCTAACTGGAACAACACAAAGTATATTCTTCATCAATAAGAACTCCGCTTTATTGTTTTTTATACTATTACACCAATCACGCACAACGTCAACCATGTGTGTTAAAATTCATCATCATCAACAAAAAGAGGTAGTGACTATGGGTGGCGGTAACGGTAAGCAGCGTCAAATGCAAGAAGAAGCAATTGCGGCAGCCAAGAAGCGCGAGGATGAGCTATCAAAGATGCAGCGAGGCGGTGGTAACGGCAAAGAGCGCAAAGCGTGATGAGCGCTAACGACTGGCTGATGGTTGCGACTCTAGTCGCCGCTGTAGCCACTCGGTGGTGGGTGGTGGCCGGACTGGCTGCCACCTATTGCGCTCAGTCGGCTATTGATTACGCTGGATGGCTCGATGCTTACGGGTATTACCTTTCTGTGGCGCTGATTGATGCGCTGTTCGTGCTCATCATTCACCTGCAATCACCAGTATCACGCCACCTTCGAATTGCCCAGATCATCTGCGCGCTGTTCATTCCTGTTCAGGTTGGCGGCTTGGTAATGTGGTATCTGTATGAGCCTCCATTGGTTTATAATGTAGCCTGCTCTGCGCTATATCTTGCGCTAATCATAAATATAATCTCACGGGATAAAAAGCGTGCTGGAAATCGTAAAGATTCTAAGCTGCGTATCGTCCATGATTCTGCTCTTGGTCATGGCTCTGCGATGGCTGCAAAAGACGAGGCTAAGGGATGACGAAGAAGATTCAGTGGAGTGTCGGGGCGATTCTGGCGCTGATTGCCATTCTGGTGGCGGTGTTTCACCGAAAGATTGACGGCATGAAGGCCAGTCTAGCCTTGGGTATGTCGATGATTGGTGCTGGAATCACTAACATATGGCAGTGGTTGCCAGAGAACATAGCCATTCTCTCCGGCCTATCCGGCATGATCCTAACGTGGACAATCATCATCAAGAACATCAGAGACCTACAAAAAGAAGAGAAAGAAAAAAGCCCCTGATGGGGCTTTGTTGTTTTTAATTCATAAATCACCTTAATAATATAATGCACTAACAAAAACCAAAAGGGGTTTTATGGCAATCAGGTATCAAATCGTCAGCCCAACGGCTAACGGAAGCTACACGTTACCGCGAGACATGTCGGCAGAGTACGAGCGGTGCTATGTCACAATTCGATTCTTTACTGACTCAACACTATCAACAGAAGCAACTCCAACCGCTGGCACCGTGAAGGTTACGCTGTCTCCTGATGGCGTGAACTTCTACACAATGGACAACGGCAGCTTCAATGCCGCTGATGCCTACCTTGAATCACGGGCTAAGCCTAGTGGTGCGTCAATGGCTGTGCAAGGAAAAGTAACCTACTCTGGCGTAACTGGCGCATCACACGCAATCGTAACTTTCGAGAGGTTCTAATGAGTGGCTATCCTTCGATACCGTCAGCAAATCCAAGCGGCGGGCTGACGCAAACTGATTGCTTTCTTCAGGACATACTGAGCGCAACAGGCAGCTTATCCGTCCCTGCTGGCTCATGGGTGAACTTCGCGGGATTTCCAGGTGCAGTTGTTCAGCCAGGTGGCACGGCTGGAATTATTGCAAATGGCCTAGTGCTGAAGTTTCCAGCAATTGAAAAATACAGTCAGGTTATATTCTCATTCAGGATAACTGGAACAATTGGCGGCGGAGCTGGGACTCCGCGAGAATGGCAGATGCAAACAAGGCGACCTGACGGTGTTACGGTTGTTGGCTCTGATGGTGATGTGAAAGTAGATGGGTCAGATATTAGCAACAGAGACACATCACTGATTAGCTGGACTAAGGGCGCAACAGATCCATTTAGTGTTGATGGAATACAGGTGGGACTGCTAAACAACTCAGGTCAGACCATAACACTAACATCAATATCGGTTAGGATTCAGCGAGTTGTGAACCCAATCTAACGATAAGTGATACAATCAACAATCAAACAAACGAGGTGAAATATGGATTTTGAAGTACGCAATGAGCTAGCCGTGATGCTGCAAGATGACCCAGTTGCATTCCAGATGGCAATTGCTGAGGTGGACGGCAAAGAGAGGCTGGTAGTGTTCAAGCGCAAGTATCAAGAGTGCTACGGTCAGGCTCATAACCATGAGCAGCGGGTATCCATCTGCCTGCCGATTTTCAAGGAAACTTGGAAGCAGCTTTACGAAGTGCAGGCATAAAAACAAGCCCCCAATCAAGGGGGCTTTTCTTTAAGCTGTTTTACTTTCCAGAACTACCAAAACCACCATCTCCGCGATCGGTATCTTCCACATAATCCACTTCCTCAAACTCAACAACAGGAACTGGAATAAGCATTGCCTGAGCGATGCGGTCGCCGCGCACGTAGTCCATTGGCCTGACACATCCATTGTCATGCGTTAACTTAATCATCACTTCGCCAACAAACCCTGAATCCACTACACCAACGCAGTTTGCAAGGCGAACATCATTCTTGAATGCCATCCCGCTACGACTGTAAATCATCAGTGCGTAGCCTTTCGGAATCTCGAACTTCAGGCCAGTTGAGTGAATTGTGGTATGGCCAAAGATTGATTTTAAGCCATCACTGTAGATATCAAAGCAAGCATCACAATCGTGCGCGTATGTCGGGATTTTTGATGTTTCGGTAAGGCGCTTAACCTTGAGTTTCATATTCATCACTTAACCTCATTGTACATGCCAGCATCATATATTGCACCAGCAACATCGATGATAATCTCGTTTGATTTCTCGCTGTTCCAGCCTATTGAGTTTGCCAAAAGAACAATCTCATCAATCGCCTTCTCTCGCGCTGTTTTTAGTGGAATAAACGACACGTCCTTAATCGAATAATGCTGCTCAAAAGTTGAATATCCAACTATCACATATTCAACAGTTTTAGCAAGAATTGTCACCACATCAAAATGATCTTTGTTCCAGCATTTATGTTGAATCTCACAAACCTCACCAACAGGAGGAAGCTCTCCGTTTTTGTGCCAGTCGCTTACCTTGGTTGTCATTTCTGATTCTGATTTCATTTCAACATTAACCACTTGCTCTGGATATGCAGTGAAGTATTCTTCGCGAGATAGGATGCACTGGTGCCAGTTTGGAAGCTTTGCCTTTAGTGGACTTGTTGATCCAAAGAACATAAATCCAGTTCTGCAGTGCCAACCTCTGTCCGCGCTAATAACTGGTTTTTTGTCGTCATCAGTGAAGTGAATCCGCAGGTTAAATCCTGATTGAACAGCGTAATTTGCTTGATCGCGCCACCCGCCATTCTGGTGAATCGCATCAGCCAGAGCTTGCTTGGCTGGTTTGAGTGCCGATACCTTTCTGACTTTTTCAAGATACACGTAAGCTGCGCCAGATTCAGAAGAAAAAAGCAAGGATCGCGAGCCATCATCACGGATGAGAGTGAGTAAATCTCCAGCATTGAACTTGAAATGTTCAGTGCCAACAAACTCAAATTTATCGCCAACCTTATAACCAAGCTTCTCGCAAGGTGTCATTTTCTTGTTCATTTCTTTAACTCCATTATTCTTTGCTTCTTGCGTTGACGATGCATCTTAACTGCACAAGTTCCACCTGGCTTGCAATACTTCCGTGGCATACCTCGTCGCTTGTCATCATCCCACTCGAATTCGCATCCGCAAACCTCGCAGGTGCTTTTTATGATTGTCATTTCAAATCCCTCATCACTCTATGCCCAACATCATCAATATCGCTCTGGTACTTGTAGATTCCGATTCGAGGTAGAGACCACTTGTAAGAATCCCACTTACCGACCATCCACTCACCCCTGTATTTCAACCAGTAATAGCCCTCTTCTCGAACTGGCTTAACGTGCTTGTCTCGTGCTCTCACATTCACCTCCGTTGTTTGATGATTAATACTATTACACCACGCTAGGAGGCGCAATGGTTTTATTTACTTTCTTGTGATTCTCATGATGCAGACGCTAACACCAGTGCCATCAAATGCGCCGTCATGCTTGCTCATGAAATCAACGTCGAATCCATTGATGGTGTACTTCTGCCAAGCGCTAGCTGGAACTATCGCAACCAGCACACCACAATCAGCCAAGTGGTCAGCCGCCTTCTCAGTGTGAGCCTGCCAGCGACCAGAACTGAATGGTGGGTTCATGACTATGCGGTCGAACTTGCCAAGAGAAAGATTTAGAAAGTCACCTTGCACCACATTTGAATGGCCTTTCTCTTTCAGGATTTCGGAGTGAAGCGCGGACACTTCAATCAGCATTGATCCAGCAGGGAGGTAATCTGCAATTCCGCCTTGACCTGCGCTAGGCTCCAGTACTGACATTCCATCTTCAATGTCAGCATAACTAACGGCCAACTCTGCAAGCCCTTGCGGCGTTGGATAGAACTGGTGTGACTTATGGTCAGGGATGCATCCAGACGAGATTATCTCGTTGACGATGCGCTTCGGGTCATAGTCAAAAAGGTAGTAACCAGCCTTCTGCTTTACCCCTCCGATTGACTCAAGCACCGCGCCAGCCTGACGCACAATGAATTTATCCATCTCGTATGTTTTAAGCACAAGAGAGTTTGGAGTTGTGCGCCTTACCTTGCGATAACCAATATCTTCGATCTCATAGTGCTCTGTCGCACCAATCAAAGCCTCGATCACCTTGAACGGCAATGGCTTCTGCATCAGCTCGATATCCTTCAGCTTCTTCTTCGGCGCTGTGCGGAACTCTGCCGGAATTGCAGATGGATACAGAGTGGCAAGGATGGCATTCAACCGCCAAGCCATATCGTGGTGGATCTCAAGGTGCGCCGTGCCTTTCTTGTAGCAGCGAATCCGCATGGCGCCACCATCAATAGAAAGCCACTCGCCAGTTTGAGCCATGCCAGCCTGAATGACTCTGGTTGTCATACCTAACCCAGTGGGCTCATCACGCCCCATGAATCGAGCAATGATTTTGCGAAGGTCTGAAATGTGACCTTCATTGGTGTAATTGGTGGTGCCGTAGCTGGTCATTACATAGAGGATCATCCGCTTGCCAAATGCAGCAGGTGAGTTTGTGACGTGCTCTCCAGATAGGGCGCGGAAGATGCCTTCAACTCGCTCCGCCAAGAACTTCTCGCGTGAATTGAGCAGCTCTTGCAGCGTCAGGTAAACAGCCTCATCCTCGAATGGTGGCGTTTCGTGCTTCTTGATTAGCTCGTACCACTCATCACGGCGAACCTGTGGCATACACTCCAGAACGTCAGTCAGGCGCAAAGCCTTGTCCCAGTAATCAGAATGCAGGGCCGCCATTGCTTTGTCTTTCTGCATCAATCCTGAAACATTCAGACCAATGCGGCCTTGGTCTTCTCGGCAGGATTTCAGGTAGTAGCCCAGCGCTGATTTGCAATCATCGCTCTGCATAAACGAATCAACCGCATCAATGGATGCAGCTATGCGCTTATGAGTGGTAATTAGCGCACCAATAAGAGATGTATCTACTGGTGCAAAAAATCCACTTCCTGTGGCTGTTGATAGTGTGAGTTCGGTTTTCATTTCATCTCCTTAGTTGAAGCTGAAATACTATTACACATCATCATCAGGCGCAAGCTGTTTGTAATAGTTTTAACTGTCAAGGATAACTTGACGGTTGTCCATCTTCCCGACGCCAGCAAAATGGTGGTTGGTTATGCTGGGTTATGCTTTGCCAAAACGCCATCTAGGGTATGAAATCTTCTTTGCCAAAACGCGATGTCTCACTATAAAGACCTTAAAGATAAATAATCCCAATACTAACGTCATCGCATGGCGACGACCATGTTAAAAGCGCTTTGCAGTGAAAACTGCTTGCAGCAGATCATCATGCTTGCTACTATTGCTTTGCTTTCATTAAGTGCCTCTGAAAGACAATTGCCTCCCGTTAACTGTTGCAGCAGGGGAGGCATTTTTTTGCCCATTGAAAAGTGAATCTGTTGTGCTACAATTGGTTATCTGGCCTGCAAGCCGGCACACTAGAGGCATGAAAAATGAAGAATCAGTACACCTATATCCACAAGTCCGCACTCGAAAACCTCACTGCATCATCTGCAATCTTCCTTGGGCAAATTGCTTACTGGCACGGTAAGAAAGGCTTTTGCTCAACTCGCGTAACCAATGACGACAAGCAAGTATCGCTCGCTGAACTCGCTTGCATCAGTGACAGCCAGGCTGCGGCCTGCATAAAGAACCTTGTCGGCGATGGATGGATTGAGGCGTCGCGCACCAGATACAGCGTCGGCGGCGTCAATCGCCTAGGGTACTACCGACTCTCCCTTGCTGACAAGGCAAAGCGACTGTGGCTTAACTCTGACGGCAGCCGCAAGGCTCTTGGCGATGACTTCATCAAGGTCTCAAACGCTGCAATCAAGACCATTGGCGTAAACGCAGCGGTAGCACTCGCAAAAGTAATCCATCTATTCATTAACCGAGCGGCAAGCAAAGGCCGCAAGGGTCTATCCATCAAATCGTTAAATCTGGCAGCCTCCATAATCGGCCTGCCGTTGTCTACGCTGCGCCGTTACCTTGCCAATGAACTAGCTGGCCTTGTACGCTGGAATGCTTCTGAGTGCGTCATGTCGCTTGCTGGCGGTGCTGACACAGTTAAGCAGCATGCAGGAGCTGATGTAATCAGTAATCACGCACAGAAATCAGTCGCTGGAGTTCTGGCTCGCTTTGCTGAGTTCGCTGATTGGATCGGCAGCGGCTCAATGGACTGGGAGCGATTTGAGTCATGGGCAGAAAGCATCATTAGAAAGCTACGCGCTGACGGAGTTAATGCTGGTGATATTGATGCTGAGTTTGAATCCATGAAGGAGCTGTACGCATGAACGAGTCAGAATGCGCTTGCATTGATTTTGCTAGAAAGCTAAAGATTGCCATAGGCGCACAAATACCACGCGCTTACGGTTTTAGGCAGTCATCTACTGTTTGTTATGAAATTTGCGAATATTACCAGCGTGTAACATTCAGCGCATACGTTGACGTTGCCTATACATGGGTATCAATCCCTCTGTGCTTTCTCGCTGAAGAGGATGTAAATGATGTTTCAATTGAGATGGCTATGGACATAAAAAGCCAGCTATCAAGGCAAATTGATGAAGTTTGGATTCTTAAGTAACCACCAACAAACAGCCAAAGTAAGGAAACATAAAGATGATGAATTTACCTGTTAGTTACAAAAACAACGTTGCGGTTATGAGTTCTGCTGACTTGGCTCGCTTGTGTGTTGGTGACGCCAAGAACGCTCACAGCCATTTCATGGAGAAAGCTAAAAAGGTGCTTGGCGATAAGCTCCCAAATTTTCGGGAGCTTGAGAAATACCTAAGAGGTGAAAGAGAAATCCTCCTATTGCCTGAGCGCGAGGCTTGCCTCATGGCAATGTCTTACAGCTACGAGTTGCAAGCTAGGGTTTATGACGCATGGCAAGAACTTAAGAAAAAGGCAGAATCAAATGCAGGTGGCGGAGCTATCAATGAAGCCCTAGCTCTGGCAGAGGTTGCAGCTCGCATGCTCAACATGAGCAACAGCTCAAAGCTTGGGATGCTGCAAAAGGTAGAGCGCAAATATGGAGTCCCAAGCATCCTCCCAAGTTATGCTGTTGACGCTCCATCAGATGCAGCTGACGGCTCTAGTCGAGTTACAGTTTCCCTTACTGAGATGCTGAAATTGAATGATGCAAGGATATCAGTTCAAGCAGCATACAGGGCTTTGCAAAGTGCTGGCATTGTTGAGCGTCGCACTCGCCCATCGACTGGTGGCACAGAGAAGGAGTTCTGGGCGCTTACCACCAATGGATTGCTTTATGGAAAGAACATCACATCGCCAAATAATCCTCGCCAAGTCCAACCTCACTTCTACGAGACTAAAACATCAGCAATTTTAGCGATCACCTCATCTAAATGATAATGAGAAACTATGAAGATTGAACTAAACAGCCACGAGCTGCGAATCGTGATGAATGCACTAGATCGCAGCCACAATCGCGCCAGCAATGACATTCGAAACGCTAGAGACAACAAAGACTACATCGACCAAGAGTGCAAGCTGCAAGCTGAGTGCTGCCAAGATGACTGGGTTGAGACTTACGAGGAAATCATTGAGTATAGACTGGCAATTAGGGCCGACATCGTGGCGTTGAAGGCTAAGATTCGCAGCCTCACAAAAAAATAACCAAAAGATACTATTGCATCAAGTTAAGTTTGATGTAATAGTATCTACATCAACACAGGAGATTGATATGGAAATGTTTGTTTTGATGGTGATTCTAGTTGTTATTTATTTCGCACCAACAATCATTGCAGTTCAAGGTGGCCACAAGAACCAAGGTGCAATCGCCGTGCTTAACCTTCTGCTTGGCTGGACTTTTATTGGGTGGGTTGCGTCGATGGTATGGAGTGTATCAAAATGAAATCACACATCGCAGAGCAGCTTAACTCAGGAAAGACTTTCAATGAAATCATAGTAGAGGTAAAGCGCGAGATGGTAAGCCAAATGCTTGTAAGAACTTACGGAAACCAGACAGATGCAGCAAGGCGGTTTGGCGCGGGAAGAAGCACAATTCAGAAGTGGGCTAAGTGATGGGACAGCTTCTTATTCATGTAATAGCGTTCGTTGTTTTAACTGTTCTTTTTATGGTCGGTCTTGCGGTTTGGAGTGGTGTATGAATATTTCTCAGGTTACAGCTAAAGATGACGAGGCATTGTGCTATCTCAGCATGTTGGTTACGGTAGAGCTTGCGGCAGAGATTCACCGCAACAAGCCTAACACGGCAATTCGCAAGACTGTTGCGCGATTGCTGCCACGGATGAACCATCCACGAGTCAAGGCGATTATGGTTGGTTTGGCAAGACAGAGCTTTCCTATCGGGTGTCTGCTGATGCTTCGCAGGGAGTTGGAGGAAGTTGTTGACGGAAAGATTGCATTCGAGTAATGTTATCTAAGTCCCACCGTTAGGAGGTGATCATCCGGTAAACCTAAGCACATTAGCAAGCCGGAATATCTGGTAATACTCTGAGCAATTCCGTGAGGAATGGCGAAGAGACTTCAACTGTGATTGCATTGCGCCTAAGCGATGGAGCTTAAAAGCATACTACGGCGTAGCAGGGGAGAGAAGAGTCGCTAGACCTGCCAATCAGTGCAATCAACAGTTGCGGCCAATCGCAACAAAGCAATGCAGGAAAGTTACAGCGCGAAATGTGCCTGCATCACAGTAGCGCCAGCAAGCTAGATAATAATCGCCAGACTCCGATGAAGGCAAAAACCAGCTGGACTGTGAACGCCTGAGCGATGCATAGCAGGGAGGCTTGTCTAGCAATAAAAGAAGCCAAGTGACGACTTGGTAAAGCCCTCGGGTTTTTGCCTATGTAGATAGTCTAAACGCAAAAGGCGGGGCACCTAATTTAGCTTCATTAGCTCAAGTGGATAGAGCAATTACCTTCTAAGTAGTCGGTTGCTGGTTCGAGTCCAGCATGAAGCGCCAAATCAAGCTCCATTAGTTCAATGGTAGAACACTTGCCTTGTAATCAAGTGATGATTGTTCGATTCAATCATGGAGCACCAAATATGGCCCCGTAGCTCAATGGTAGAGCGACCGACTCATAATCGGCGGGTTGCTGGTTCAAATCCAGTTGTGGGCCACCAAATCAACACGCCTGACAAGCCTCTCTAAGAAGCTCAAATTGACAGGCTTTATCTAACAAAGGAGATTGAATTGGAATACGAAACAGCAAAGATTGAATACGATGGTTTTGAGGGTGACATCATTGGCAGCTATATCACGCGAGAAGGCAAGGAGGGTGTGGTGGTACAGCAGCATGGGACTAAAGTTGTACACGTTTACGGCAAGAATCGACTAGAAAAGAAAGAATGACACGAGGCCACCAATCGGTGGCTTTTTCTTTGCCTGCCTTTCTCGTGATATAATCACATCAATATCAACGGAGGCTCTATGTCTTTACTCGTAAACATTTCGACGCTTGTTGCAAACAGCGAAATACGCACGGAGGTCGTGGAGGGAATAGAATTTACCGTCCTACCATCAAAAACCCTCCCGCCTGAGATTGTGATGAATGGAATCCTTTACCCTGCTGAAGAGGTAGAGGCCACCATTAACACTCTGGACGGTTCCCCAGTCACAATGTCACACCCTGTAATTAATGGAAAGTTTGCAGACGCCTACCTTCCGCTGGCGCAAGCAAAGTTTGGCATTCTTGGTGCTCACAACAAGGTACGCGGGAAGTCAGCTGATGGCTCTTGGATTATTGACAAATACATCCCAACCGAACAGCTTACAAACTCCTCCAATGGCAAGAAGCTGGCGGAAGCCATCAAGTCAAAGCAACCAATCCACACTAGCACTGGCGTTTACCTCACCAAAGAACCTGAAATCGGCGTCAATGACATGGGTCAGGAATACACTGCGCGCGCAAAAATAGACCGATTCAATCATGACGCAGTGCTTCTGAATGAAGTAGGTGCCGCCACTCCTGAGCAGGGAGTCGGGATCTTTGTGAATGCCTCGGGCGAGGAAGAGGAAACAGATGTCATGTATGTCAACGCATACGACGACAAACAGCTAGAAGGTCAGTTTGAAATTAAGGTTAAAGGCTCAATGCTTGAGCGTTTCCTTGAGTTCATGAAAACTGTGGTAAAATCAGAGCCATCTGATGAATATCAGACAGTAAATTCAAACCGCGAGGGTAACGAAGTGGACGAAACCAAAGTAAAAGAAATTGTCGAGAGTGCTCTCGCGGCAAACGCTGCTCAGAGTGCCGAGACCATCAAGCAGGCAATTGATAGCGCCGTTGCTGCCGCATTGGCTGCTAACGCACAAACTCAAGCGGAAGCAGAAAAGGCTCAACTGGTAGAGCAAGTTGTTAACTCCAAGCTGCTGCCGGAAGATGCAGCCAAAGAGTGCGGAGTTGCTGCACTGAAAGCCATGCTGGAAGGAAACTCTCAAGGTCATCCCGCGATGGGTCTGCGCCGTGGCGTCGCATCCAATCAGGATGAAGACATCTTCGCAAACTACAAGATCGAGGGCTAATCATGGCTAAGGGTCGTTTTGCACGAATCAACTTGGACGGAAAAAGCATTTCCAAGACCAAACTGACTACCGCAGCTGCTACCGCTCCAGGTCAATTGCTGGCGCTTAACACTTCCGGCCTGTTTGCTGGTTACGCCACAGCTGGCCTGCGAAATGCGTTGCTGTACGTTGCTCGCCCGCTTGAGCATGAAGGCTTGCAGTCCGCCGATGCAATCCCCGCATCATCTACCGTTGTTGGCGAGCTGGCAGAAAATGGCCGAGAGCTGGCTGTGCTGGTTGCTGCTACCTCTGCTCTGAAAGAGGATACTGCACTCACTCCTGACGCTTCTGGTCGCCTTAAGATTGCCGTGGTTGGTACTGACGTGGTTGTTGCATACAGCCAAGAAACTTACACTGTTGGCGCGGCCGCTGAGCTCGTCAAAGTTCGATTCGTTTAAGGAGCGCAAAGATGCTTGTTTTTGAAGATAAGATGCTCGAAGGCAACAGCGCCAATACCCGCGCCAGCCAGAGCCAATACAACGAGATGCTGTCCCAGCGTAAGGTATTCACCCGACAGAACAAGCACTTCGTTGACATGTACGGCAATGAGATGCTGCCTGAAGCTCGCGCAGGTCTTGAGGCTAACGCAGGAAAGCCAGCTCTTGACTTCTGGCGAGAGACTGACCTCACGTCCATTAAGGTCAAGGACAACGATCAAGGTCGCGAGTTCCTGACTGACCTTATGGGTCTGGCAAAGCCGCTGTCTATCGGTAAGACTTCCAACGCTTACGCCAAGGGCACTGACGTATCCAAGGACGTAGAGCGCAGCATGGACTTCAAAACTCCGGTTGACTTCGACCACAACGAAAACGTGTACGACAGCGACCCTATCCCATGCTTTACCGCTGGCTATGGTGTTAACTACCGTAAGGCGGTTGGTGGCCTGACTGAGGCTGTTGATTTCGCCACTGATGCTCAAGCGCTGAAAATGAAGTGGGTGCTGTCCAACATCGCTGACTACATGCTGACTGGTGACACCAGCATTAAAGTAGATGGTGCAACTGGTCAGGGAATCCGAAACCACCGCAACACCTATCAGGTCAACCTTGGTGCTGGTACTGTCGGAGGCTTGGTTGGTGCAAACATCGACTTCACCACCGCAACAAACGACCAGATCATTGCGTTCTTTAACCAGTACCTTGCTGCTGCGCTTGATAACAACTTCGTTGACCGGATCGACGTTCTGTGGGTATCACCTGAGATCATGCGCGTCATGAGTCGTCCGTATAGCGCATCAGGCCAGTTCAAGGAAGGCACCCTGAAGGATTATGTTATGAACTTCGGCCGCGTTGCTGACATTCGTCGCACCTTTAAACTGACTGGCGGCCAGCAGATGTTTGGTTACGTCCGCAGCTCTGATTACGTCCGCCCGCTTGTTGGTGCATCTGTTGCTGTAGTTCCGATGGTGCGTAACACCCCATTCGACAACTACAACTTCATGATTTACGGCGCAATGGGCCTGCAAGTTCGTGCAGACATCAACGGTAAATCCGGCGTGTTCAACTTCTCTGTGGTCGCCTAACGGCTGATTCAGTGTGTTATTATGAAGGGGCTTAGGCCCCTTTTGTTTTGGAGATTATTCAATGCCACGTTACAAGCTAATTCAAGATTTCGGCGGTATGAAGGAAGGTGATGAGATTATTACCGAGCAACTTAGTGACATGATTAAGCCTGTTGCGGTAGAGATTGAAGAGGCTCAACTCGAAGTTGCCACTCCTGAGTCTGCCGCTGATAAGCCTAAGCGCCAATACAATAAGCGCCAAGAGTCCGAGTAATGGCCACCATCACCCAGCAAGAAGCGGCGCAATTCATCACTAAGCTTGGTTTTGAGCCGCTAACTCAGATTGAGTTTGACGCCTTTATTGAAGTGGCTGATGGCTATGATGCTGCTTTCGCTGCTGCTGGATACAGCAATGCCAAGATTCGCCAAATCAAGCTGTACCTTGTGGCGCTGCAATCCATCAATGGCGTACGCCAAACTGCATCGCAAAGCGTGGATGTTCTGAGTAAGTCGTACAAGTACGGTACGCTCGAAGACACCTATAACTGGCTTTCTGTTCGCATCAGTGAAGCAGATCCTGATGGTATCGTTGATATTCCAGCGTCAAGCGAAGGTGGCGCGTTCATTATGACAGTTGGAGGTTGTTATGAATAAGATCGTAGAGTGGTGCGAGAAAAAACGAGACGAAGCCAAGGATGGAGAAACGGCGTATCACTATCACCAGTTAGCTGAAATGTGGAGGTCTCGCCTTGAGTCTTGATTTCATCGGTGCAGATTTCATGACACTGAAGTGCACGTACTGGCAGAAGATAGGCCATGATGACTGGGGTGGAATTGATGTGTTCGGGCCGCCAATATCTGCAAGGTGCTGGTACAAGAAGGATTTTAAGCTTATTCGCAATGATCGCGGAGAAGAGATCGCGGCGAAAGCAATGTATCTTTCTGATGAGCTGACTCCAGTTACCAACGGCTCATACATAGCATTCGGTGAATCAGTGGTGCTTGACCCAATTGCGGCTGGAGCATCCGTTGTGATTGGTGTTGGACTTGTTCCAGCAGATGCGCTTGGTTCATCTGACCTTAATAAGGTTTACGTCTGATGGCTATCAAGAAGGCGAAATTCATCAACAACATGCCGAAGGTGATTGCCGAGATTGACCAGAAGGCAGGCCGCGCTGCTTATGCTGCCGCTACGGTGCTTGATGCTTATCAGGCAACTAATATACCGATTGATACATCAGCACTTGCAAATAACCGCTCCATCGAGCTGAAGCAGTCAGGAACCATAGCAAGCGCAACGCTGAAGTTTCACCAGTCATATGCAGCAGCGGTACACGCCAAGGTAGGCGTTAACTGGAAGCGACCAGACGCAATTGACCATTGGCTTGCAAGGTCAGCAGAAGAATCGCGCGATGACATGCAGTCTGCAATCTTTGGAGTTATGAAGCTATGAGGTACATAGAGGATATTAGGGATTGGCTTCTGCTAAACAATCTGCTGCTTGGATACCGTGAGCAAAAGTTTGAGTGGAAAGACTCAGGGATTTCAACAGACAGATTTATCGTAATTCAGCCTGACGGAGGTCAGCCTGCAAACGGTGAATTTCGCTCTCCTTTTGCGAGATTGCTTATCATTGGCAAAAAAGCAGAGCCGCACCAGATTGCTGGCGGCGTAGTAGAGCGCGCAAATGATATAATCACAACCATGCAGGATAGTTACAGCCAAGGCAGAAACTTCCTGATGGTGCCAGTGAATGACATTTCAATCACGGCACGAACTGAAGACGGCAGGCCATACTGCCAAATCAATTTACGAATATTGGCAAACAAAGAGGGTTAACAAATGTCAACCGCCTACACGGGTCGTGATCGACTCCTTAGTTTTAGCGTGTGCAAGCCTAGTGATGGCGGTGAGGCTCTCGCCACCGTAAAGGCTCGCACTTTCCTACACATTGGTGGAACTCGCGGAAAAACAAAAAATGCCCAATGGGACACTGCGGATGTAACTTCGAGTGACAGTCCTCAGTACAACAAAGAGTATCTTGTAACGTTCAAGGAGAACACTCTATCTGTTGACGGCATTTATTTGCTAGACGCATCAGCAAACATGGATGCTCTTGAGGATGCTATTGTCTTCCCTGATGCAACAGAGCAGGACGGGCAGCCATTTATGTGGCTTAAGTTCGAGCATCCACAGCTCACCACTCGTTACTTGTTTGGCATGGTGACTAGTTTTGAGCGAGGCGAACCGTATGATGGTGGCTCAACGTACAGTCTGGAGATGAATGTTATGAACGAACTGAAGGATACGGCTCCTTAAAAAACGGGGCTTATGCCCCGTTTATCTTTCTTATCTCGCCTAGCGCGAAAGACGCAGAATCGTCAAACAAAAACCACTCAGTGCATCCATTGAATCCTGACAATCCAGCGCTAACAAGGTTTGAGTGCAGATCTCTTTCAGTCTTTGCTGCGTCGTATCCAATTTCAAATTTAGCATACTCAACAAGATGAAAATCGAACGGAGTGTTTTTAATTAAAAATGAAACCCTATCATTGACGTTGTTTGTTATTCCTATTTTTACCATATCACCACTGTCACTCACCAATGCATAAACATACCCCTCTCTATGCGGGTCAAATCCACATTTGCTGCACGATGGGCATCTGTATCCATTTAGTATGGCGTTCGATGTTTGAATGTACTCTCCATGCCTATCGCAATGCATTACAGCTTTGCTTTTGTTGTTCTTGTACTCACCATCAACCCACCTAGCAAAAACCAAGCCAAGCGATAAAAATTTAGCCTCCACATCAGGCTGCTTACTGGCTCTTTTTCTTCTTCTCACCTCTATCCCGCACCTTGGGCACCCATGTCCATTTTGAAGATCTAAAACAACAGAGCTCCACACATTCCCATCTTTTTTACATCTCACAACAGCTTTTGTTTTTGAGTTTTTGTAAGCTCCTTCATGCCAACCAATAAACTCAATTCCATTTATTTCACCAACCCTAGATAACATCTCTCCCTCGGTAATTCTTGCTTTTCCGGCGCACATCGGACAACCATGAGGCCTATCCACAAGATCTCTAACAGCAGCAGACCATCTGTACCCATCAGTATCGCACTCCATTGTTGCCTTGCTATACGATCCAGCGTATCCATCAGCCCACCCCACAAACTTCATCCCAGAAAGCGAATGCAATTGCGACTCCCTTACCTCAACAGAAATTCTTACCCCCATAAATCCTCCAGTTGTCAACAAATGAAATTATACACCAGAGTGGGAAGTTGGTGAAGATATAAATCAACTGGATTTATATTGACAATCAACGGCGCTGTCGGGATGAAGTTGGCAGTTCTTAACGCATGAAAAAGGGGCTTTATGCCCCTTTGTTTATTTCTCAATCAACTCTAGCGCCAATTGCAATCTGCTATTTATTGAAGCCAACTCATCAGCAAGATTCGATTTATCTACCTTTCGCTTTGCAAGACCTCTTCCATGAAAAGAGCCATCAGAAACTGATGCCAATTCGCGCCTAGTAAAATCATGCATAAGCATGTCAATCTCATGCCGCTCTTGCAGCTTTGATGCCATCCAGTTGAAGGCGGCAATGTAAGCCTCCTTCCACTTTGCGGCGTCCTTGCCAGTAAAGCCCATAACTAGAAATGCCATTCCATCCTTTGTCATACTGCAAACCCTTTCAGGCTTTCCGTTTGCTAACTCATTGATTTCATAGCTAAACCCAAAATTGGCGCACTTAAATTCATCACTACAATTCAGGTTGTCTATCGCTCTTAGCACATGCCTGTGATGCTTGCCAAACGCATCAGCAACCTTGCGAGATGTGGTGATTGGCTGACCGTCCGCACACAAAACAAGACGCTTAAAAACATCAATATTTTCCATCACAAAACCCTCAAAGCAAGAAAGAACAGTGAATCATCTTTTCAACGCCAGACAAGTCTCTCGCCTCATCTGTGCCAGCAATGTCTTTGAAGGTCATAAACAGCCCCCTGTCTAACTCAGTTTCACAAAAAGCAAGATGATCTGGATTTGTGTCGAATGCGTATCCTATTGCCAGAACCGCCTTCTCTGCATCCTCTCGAATAACAGGCTCATTGTTTACAGTGTATCCGTGACAGCACTTGAGCTTGTCGTACAGCTCTTGAGTCATGTCAACGATGGCAATGTTTGTTTCTTCTGGGATCATTTCGTTGATTACTAGGACTTTCATAAATACTCCTTTGTTGGTGTGATTGAATGATGACGCACCAGCCGTTGTAAGTACAACGAGTAATTTTCATCGACACGGCAAGCAATGCCAACGTGGTAAAATCATGCAATCACAGGAGGATTCATGATCGACACCACATCAGGGGATGCAAGCATCCAGCATATCGACACTGCCACCGGAGAGGTCACTGAATGGGTATTCCGCCCTAGCTTCAAAAACCTGTCGCGCATAGGCTCACCCAGCGAGATTGTGAGCATCTTTGGAGACCTCTACGGCGCATCGTATGACGGAATGCTACGAGAGTGCCCAAGCGCGTTTATGCCGCGATTGATGGAGCTTGCTCATAAGTCAGTGTTGCAGGCTGCACTTCACATTCTTTATTCGTGCTATGAGGGAGATGATGATAGCGGCCTTGTTAGGCTGATAGGTGGCTTCTCTCCAAACTACCACGGCACAAAGATTCTGTACCAAGTGGGAAAGATGCCACCTGAAAACATCATCGCGCTGGCTAGGTCACTACTTAAACACGGCATGATTGGCACCAAGAAATCAGATGGCGGTGGCGAATACGTGCCACAGTGGAATCCGGCAGAGTTTATCGACTTGGCTCGCACGGCGTTAAAGCTACCGCTTGCCGAGGCTGAACAGCTAACCATGACCCGCTTTCAGCGACTGATAGACCAAGCATATCCTGACGCAAAGAAACCAGAGCGCGACATCATGAACAAAGAAACTTACATGGCGCTAATGCGCGACATTGAGAAAAAGAAAGGGGCTAAATAATGGCTACTAGCGCAGGCGAGTTGATTTATACCGTTGATGTGGACACCGCAAAGTTCATCTCAGACACCAAAAAGGCGTCAGCAGAGTTTGATAAATTCGGAAACGAACTAACAGAGATGGATAAGAAGGCCGGAAGATTCATAGACTCGGCTGGAAGGATGAGAGAGGCAACAGGTAGATTCGTTAAAGGGATATCATCTGGGAAGAGGGAGGTTGAGAGTTTCGGTGGCGCTCTTGGTAGTCTTGACGCATCCATGACAAAGCTAGCTGGATTCGTGGCTGCATACGTTACGACTGAAAGGCTAAAGGCTGCGTTAATGGCCTCCGTAGAGGCAAGCAAGATTTTCCAGAAATCCATGAGCGACCTTTCCGCCATCACTGGCGCAACTGGAGACCAGCTAAAGCTTCTGGGGGCTAACGCTAGGCAGATAGGTGCAACCACATCTCTATCAGCGAGTCAGGCTGCCGAGGCATTCAAGCTGATCGCGTCAGCAAAGCCAGACTTGCTTGAGTCAAGCGCGGCATTGAACGCCGTTACAAGAGCTGCCGTCACGCTTGCTGAGGCCGCTGGCACTACGCTACCAGAGGCCGCAGACACTCTTGGTAGTGCGCTAAACCAGTTTGGAGCTGATGCGTCAGAGGCTAACAGATACATAAACGTGTTAGCTGCTGGCTCTAAATTTGGCGCGGCAGAAGTAACAGATGTAGCTGTCGCTTTGAAAAACTCTGGTGTGGCAGCGGCATCGGCAAGCGTTGGCTTTGAGACACTTAACGCAGCAATCCAATCACTCGCAGCGGTTGGCATTAAGGGCGGGGAAGCTGGAACAGGCCTTAGAAACATAATCCTAAAGCTGGAGACTGACACCAATCAAAAATTAAGGCCCAGTGTTGTCGGTCTAACCGCAGCATTGCAAACCCTTGCTAGCGCAAATGAAAGTACGGCTGCGCTAACTAAGAGGTTTGGGCTTGAAAACATAACAGCCGCGCAGGCTCTGCTGAATAATGCCAATTCAATGGCTGAGCTTGAGCAAAAACTTACGGGAACAAACACCGCATACGAGCAGGCGTCAACTCGCGTAAACAACCTTGACGGAGACATGAAAGCCCTGAACTCCGCCACTGAGGCGCTTGCCATTGCCATCGGTGACAAGCTAAATCCAGCAGCGAGAGACTCAGCAAAATTCATAACTGAGTTGGCGACAGCAACAACAAACTGGCTAGATTCAATATCGGATGCCCCATCAACTCTTAATGGCGCAATATTCAAATTGCAGTCTGTTTACGAGGAAATCAAGCGACTTGAACAAGTTCAGAAAGGTCAGGGCGCTGCCGGTTTCTGGGGCGGCATTCTCGGTGTTGATGTAACAAAGCAACTTGATGAGCAGAGAGCAAAGGCGAAACAGCTACAAGACTTCATTGCGGGCTTGCAAGGCAGGACATCTGGTGATGGTGGATCTGACTCTGGAACAAAGCCACCTCAACCACCAAAGGAAGACCCAAAGACAGATAATGAAGCTCTTGAGAGGCTACGTCAGCAGGCTGAACTTGCAAGGCTGTCCGGCGCGGCAAGGGCTCGACTTGCTGCCATACAAAGGCTTGGAAAGGATGCCACAAAGGAAGAAAGGGAAGAGGCTGAAAAGCTTGCAACTGAAATATTCAACCTTGATGAACAACAAAGGAAACTTAAAAAATCAACCGGATCAGCAACGACAGAGGCTGAGAAGAATGCATCTGCTATTGCGGACGCGAAGCTGAAAACAGAGCAGCTTAGACTTGAGCTGGAAAACCTAAAGGCTGGCACTGATGAGGCGTCAGGAGCAACATCAAGATACAGCATTGAGTCAGCCAGACTTGCTGCACAGCAGCAGCTAAACAAAGAGGCCACGAAGGAACAAGTTGAGGCTCTTGCACAGCAGATTCTTGCCCAGAAGCAAATCACCGCTCAGATTGCTCAGCAGGGCAGGCTTGAAGCACAGAAAAAAGAGGCGCAAGGCTTTGTAAAGCAGCAAGCATTCGACGCAGCATCACCGCTTGAGCAGATTGACATTGAAGAGCAGGCGAAGATTGCCAAGCTGGATGAATATCGCAATCTTGAGCTAATCAGCCTGCAAGAGTTTGAGACCACCAAAAACAACATCATCAAGCAGGCTGCTGATGAGCGAGCAGCAATTGAGCTTGCTAGAAACTCAATGATACTTAGCGCATCTTCCGATTTCTTTGGTGGAATGGCTGACTTGACAGGCGCTTTCGCAGGTGAGCAATCAGGCGCATACAAGGCTCTATTTGCCATCAGTAAGGGCTTTGCGATTGCTAACGCAGCGTTGCAGCTTCAGACCGCGATTGCTAACGCATCTGCATTGCCTTGGCCTGCAAACATCCCTGCAATTGGTCAAGCTGTAGCGCTTGGCGGTCAAATAGCATCAAGCATTGCTGGCGTTAACTACGGAGGGGCTCGCGAGTTCGGCGGCCCAGTAGACGCTGGCAAGATGTACCGTGTAGGTGAAGGTGGCGCACCTGAGATTTTCCAATCAGGCGGCAAAAACTTCATGATTCCAGGTGATGGTGGCAAGGTGATCCCTAACGACCAAATCGGCGGCGGTGGATTCCAGCAAAACGTTCAGGTTCACAACTACTCTGGAGAGAATGTTCAAACAAAAACATCAATGGATGGAAAGCAGCTAGAAATCGTGATCGGAGAGGTGGCCAAACAGATCAGTCAGCGTCGCGGCGGTGTTGGCCGAGCCCTTGCATCATCGACAGGAACGAAATGGAAGGCCCAATGATGCGTGGTAAAATGTCAGCAACAAAAGAGGATTCGACATGGCAATCGTAGATTACCCAGGCCAAGTGCCAAAGCCATTGATTTCAGTGTCACGCACTCAGGAGCAGACATTCCAAATTGTGCAGCCATTGCGCGGGCCTGGCTATGTCAAGCGCCTGAACAATGACGCGCCAGTGACCTATGACATGACGTGGAGAATGACCAGAGACCAAGCCGCGCAGTTTCAGACTTGGTTTTACTCAATGAGCTCAAGCGGCCTAGCGATGGGCCGCAATCAATTTCAGCTTCTTATTGATACGGAATGGGGCCAGCTGCTGCACACGCTACAGCTAACGCCTGATACATTCTCGCAGACGCAAGAGGCGCACAACGTATTCAGCTACCAAGCAACCGCAATAGCTCGCAAAGTGCCCATTCCTCAGTGGTGGTTTGACCATGAAGACTTGGTTAACTCTGAATTCTTCGCGCAGCGCAGCCTGTTTGATTTGGTTATGAACCAGCAACTACCGGAGGCGTAATGCCAGATAACGCAACCATATGGACGACAAAGGCCCCCGTGCTGGAGTTTGACACTATTGAGTTTAGTCACTCATCCATCGATACCATTCGCATAGTTGCAAACCAGTACGATCAAAAGGTATTGCTTGGAAACGAGTACCAACCTTGCTATGTCGAGGTGCAATACCCGAAGATTGATGGCGAGTCACAACCTGAAGCAAGTTTTAGCATGGCGCGGCCAATAGTTGGTGACTTGGTACAGCGCACAATTCGCAGTATTCCGCCATTCATGAGAATCAAGGAGCCTGTGAAAGTTGTTATGTCTCACTGGTCTGACTCAGACCTTACAACTCCAATGTTCAGCTATGAGCTGAATTTGAGCAATGAAGGCGTTTCAATGTCTGTTGATAGTGTCACTTTCAAGGTTGAGAAGATCAACAATATGACTAGGGGGGTGGCTAAGATATACAGGATCGATGAATGGAGTGGGCTGGAGGGAGCGTGACAGAGGAATCATTTATTAGCTATTGGGTTGGTAAGCCATATCGCGTCAGAGGTAACGATGAGTCTGGAATAGACTGCTGGGCTCTGGTTGTGCGCTACTATCGCGACGTTCTTGGTGTTGAGCTTGATGACACATACGATGACAACATCGCAAGAGGATTCGAGCATGAGATTCAATCTGGAGTATGGGATTCATGCGAAAAGAAAGATGCTGGAGTGGTGTTCATGGCATTCGATCATTCAGGTGAGCCGCGCCACGTTGGCATTGTTGTAGGTGGCGGAGATCTCATCCTGCATTCCAGAAAAACACGAGTACAATGCGATAGAATGGGTGTAATGCGCGCTCACAGATTGGAATTCTATCGACATGTTGATAATCGACACACCACTAAAGAAGATTCGCATACCACTTGACACATCAAAAACATGGGCTGAAAATATTCTGTCAGCCCATCCACAACTTTTAGATCCTGATTTCACCGCCATCAGCCTCAACGGTAAGCGCATCAAAAATAGAAAGTTTGATTGCAATGCAAAGCCGAGTGGTGGAGACCTGCTTACAATTTGCGTAAGACCTCAAGGTTTTGACCCATTTACAATAGCCATAGCTGTTGCTGTTGTTGCATCCGCTGTTTCTTATGTCCTGGCAAAGCGGGCTCTTGGTAACATTGAGGATCGCACAGGAAAGCAATCAGGAAACACTCAATTCACAGGGCAGACAAACACCGCTCGCCTATACAGTCAGCGACCTGACATCTACGGTAAAGTTAGAGCGTATCCTGACTTGATTGGCGAGGCTTTGCTTGAGTACGTCAACAACAAGAAGGTTTTAACCCACTACTTTAACATCGGTCTTGGCTACTACGACCTAACACAATTCAGGTTCTCAGATTCAAATCTAGCAACTTTCCAAGAGTCAACTTACACAGTTTATCAACCAGGAGAAGTTAACCCGCTGATTAGGGAGCAATTCTCATTCCCAGAGATTGACTCATCAGGAACAGAACTTAAGGGCGTGAACGAGGTAGAGCCTGATCCTTCAGCTCCATCATTCTTTTCAACTCCAGTAAATGTGTCAATTGACGCAAGCAGCACGTTTACAGTTGAGTATCAAAACCCAACTCCAATGATACCGCCATCATTAGGAGGCGGCGGGCAACTTGGAAACTGGTATAACAACAGAACACCAGATGATAAAATTCCATCTGAAGCTGTAAAATTTGATTACAGCATACAAAATCCATTTGGCGGAGAAGATCAGTTCAGTTACACGGCTGGCTCTGCAAAAATATCATTCAGCTCAATAACCGATAGGTACACTGTAACATCTGAAAACTTCAGAGGAAACACCGGATCTTTTGGTGGGTTTGTTGGTGATGTTGGAATAACTGAGGCAAAATCAGCTTATGTTGGGTGGTTCCTGTCAACCGTTCAATGTACTGAGTTGTGGTTTAATATTGTGTTTAGAAGGGGCCTAAAGGGTGATGCTGTAATTGAATTTGAGTATCAGCCATGCGACTCACAAGGAAATCAGACTGGATCACCAATTACATCAACAGCAACATACAGTGATGGAACATTTGACGATAAGTCATTCACCTTCAAAGCTCAGGGTCTTGCGTCAACATATTACAGGGTTAGAGCAAGGAGAATAAATAACTCAAACGATGACGGCTCTAGCCAATCAACGCTTGAGTCAATAGCTGCCATTCGCGTAAAAACAAACGTCGTTCATCCAGAGGATACAACCCTAACAATCCAGTCAACAGCAGGTAATGCAGAGACTGGAACAGAGATGAAATTCAACGTTATGTCTAGCCGAAAAATGATCTGGTGGGATGGTTCAACAATACGAGGCTGGAATGCTGCAACAAAAACAGAGATACCGTCAGATCTTCGAGCTAGCGAGTTCGCTGCTGATGGCATTTTGCATAACTACATAGTGATGGGTGGCGGCTCAGTTGATGAAATTGACGTTGATGAGCTTTACGCAATCCATGATAAGGTTTACGCAATCAATCCAGATCTAACAAAATGCTCCATCACGTTCGATGATGCTGACCAAGCGCTTGGCGATCGCGTAAAGACTTTGGCTTTGCTGCTTGATGTTGAGACAAGCTATGACGGAATCAAAGAATTTTTTGTAAGAGACGAGCAACGCAGCATTGTTGTTGCTCAGTTTGACGCTTACAACCTTGCTGATGACCAATACAGCAAGACTTACTCCTTTATGCTTAAAGACCAGTACACTGGCGTAAGGCTTGAGTGGGTTGATGTAAATGACAAGAACAAGAAGCGCTACATCAATCTTGCATTGGACAACAGCGGTGACGTTATCGAGTCCGACAGCTTCCACCCTAAAGAGATTAAATTCCTTGGTTGTGGCAATGAAACTCAGGCCATGCACAGGGCAAAACTTGAATTCAACAAGCTGATTTACCAAAGCGAGTCAGTCACATTTAACGTGGTAGATGATGGGTTCATCCCTAGATTCGGAGATATGGTGCGATTCGTTGAGTACGCTGATGAATACGTTGTAAATGGTGAGGTGATTGGAATATCTGGCAACACCTACACATCAAGCGCGTGGCTTGGTGACTTGGAAGCTGGCGTTACATACTGGGCAACATGCACAAAAGCCAACGGACAGACAACTGATTGGGTTGAGCTGACCTCATGGGATGGTTACTCATTCACAACAACATCGCCAATGACTGGCGCTTACGTTGCAGACCAGATTGACAGCCAAGTTGGTAGCCGTTTTATTATCCGCACCACAGCAGAGAAAGAAGCTGATTTGTACGTCATTACTGACAAACAGCCATCATCTGACGGCACAGTTAAGATCTCCTGCATCAACTACGACGAGCGGACATACCAGAATGTATGAATGGTATAATCCAACAAACACAAACGAGGATTAGAGATGTCTACTCGGTATAACACTGGAAATCCAATTGAATCACCAGACGTGCGTGATATGTCTGATAACGCAAAGAATTTTGATGAGTTCTCGCTATCAACATCAACAACATTTACAGACAGGCTTGGTAATGAGCGACTAACAATAGAGGGGTCAATAGAAAAATCAGGATTTAAACCAGGGGTTGGTGATTTTTCAGCTGGATTCACGGTGATGCCAGGAGAACGATGCGTTGCTTGGTATAATCCTGTTGATAAAAATTGGTACTCATATCTTGGTATAATCCCTTCCCCTGGTGGTTACTTTGTAGTGCCAGGAACCAACCCAGTTGGAAGTACTGATTGGAAACCGGTAACCGACCAAACACTCAGGTCTGAATTGGCTGCGCCTAACGGTGTGAATTTGGTAGGTAATGCCGCCGACCTTCGTGGACAGGCGTTTACTGGGGCTGTAAGTTCCTATGGGTTCACCTCATTGACGCATTATGGTGCAGTTGTTGCTGGAGATAATCCGTTGGGTCACCCTGGTGATGACTGGCCGCTACCTGTTACCGCTCGCGACGCCTTTACTGCATCTCGAAAAATAAATAACGAGCCGACAGATTGTCACGCGTTCTCAGATAAAACGGTCATTGATACACCTAGTGACTATGGGGGATACGGTTCTTTTGATGCTACGGTTATATTGCGTGGCGCCCACACGCAGAACCATGTAGCGGCATTTCAGTCCCGCATATTGTATCAGGGTAGCGGAACACTTGAGAATTTGTGGGGCCATATCATATGGCCGGAGGCAACAGGTAACGGGAATATCCTCGCTAATGTGGGCGTGCAGATCCGAGGAGTCGCTACAACAACTGCAGCGGTTCAGAGCAATCGCGGGATTGATATTGACCCGAAAAACGCCATACAAGAAAACATTGGTGTATTAGTTAAAAACGCCTTATGTGTAAATACTCCTCCTGTATCGTTTAACTCCATGCAGGATGGCGGTGGGTACTCATTTTATGCAAAAAATATGGGTGCTCTTTATAACGCCGGGAAAGTTTTTTTTGGTGATTTTGGTGACAACCCTGCTGCGATAACATCCTTTGCCCTTAATGTGAAAGAACCGGCTAGTTCAGTGTCGGGTGCATTTAGTGCGGACTCAGCCAATGGGGCTTTCATTCTCGCAAGTGGTGATAGTAGAGTGTCATTTATATCCAATTCCGCTCTATTGGGATATTGGGGTGGGACGGCTGATTCACGTGCGTTTATCGCTAATGCTAATACACAACCACTTGGTACTGTTGCGAAAAGATGGAACACGGCGTACTTAATATCAGCCCCCAATGTCTCATCAGATGCTAGATTAAAAGATTTTAAAGAGATATCTGATGCCGAGATGTCTTGTGCAAAAGCTATAAGAGCACACATTCGTAAATATAAATTAAAAAGTGAAGGTGTTCGCGGAAAACTGCATTTTGGTGTGGCGGCACAAACTATATTTGATATATTTGAAAAACACGGTTTAAGTCCTTTAGACTACAGACTTATAGAGAGAGATGAATCTGGTTGGTATTCGGTTTCGTATGAAGAGTTGTTGTGTTTTATGATGCTAGGAGTTTAACAAAGTAAACCCCTCAATGAGGGGTTTACTTTCATCACTAACGTCTCATGTCTTTATTTGCACTATCACTGATTTAACAATCACAGAATGTATCGCATGGCATTAATTACAGCAATACAGGTCATGTGATATAAACAACAATGTCATTATTTTCACCATGTAAGCCAAGATGAATATAGCGCCAGACTTCGCAACACATGCTTGCGCTATAGATGCTGCAAACAACTTGCTATCTTTTGAGATTATTTAAATAAAAGCCAATTCATTTTGGCTGAAATTTTTCCTGAAATCTAATCAGCCTATCTCTATCTGCAAGCAACTCTATTGCGTTGTGCTTTATTGCATATGGCGCTTGCTCTGGTGACTCTATGCGAATCAATGGCTCTGGTGCAAGCATTAGGTCACTGGGTATTGTCGGGCAGGCCGTAGGCGCTATTGATGAGGTCGAGCAGGCCGCTATCAGCAACGCACTTAGCAGAATCAGGATTTTTGATTCGGTCACGGTATATCACCTCTTTCTCGATTACTTTAACTGTGCGAACTTGCGCCTTCTTTTGCTGTTCTTCAGCTAGTTGCAAATCACGTGCTGCAAGTTTACCCTGTAGATAAAACAACTCAAACCACTGTTTGTTGTGCTGCGTTGCTTGCTCTGACTCAATCTCTGTCGTTGCAGTTGAGCGCCCATGCAGATACGCACCATAAAGCGAGCCACAAAAAAGGCCGATTGATACGGCCAGAATGGTTAGTTTTGATCCCACAATTCACCACCAACAGGAAGGTTGATAAACAGCTTCTGCGCGTCACGAACTGATATTGTTCCAAGGCAAACGTCACGCTCTGAGTTGCGGCGAATCCATATGCCATGACAGCCGCTAGACTGCTTTGAGCAGTCAGTTTTGACACCGTTAATCTTAGCGTACTTCCACATCAAGATTGCATCGCAAGCGCCTTTCGTGTCTCCTGATTTGAGTTTTCGCATTATGGTTGAGTTAGACAGACCAGATTCGCCAATGTTGAAAGCCAAATCAGTAAGCGCCACCTTCTCGCGCACCTTCAAATCATAAGGAACATCTTGCAACGGGCGGCTGTGATTGGTGATTTCATTTTCCTTGGCAAGGCGGCACCATTCAGGCGTCACCTCCATCCCAATATAAACGCCTTTTGTTATGCCATCGCAGATTGTTGGAATGCCAACTGGGTCTAGATACGCCTTGGTGATCACATTTCCTGACGACTCAAAGTAAGCCGTCATTGATGCAACCATTGCCATTGCAAGCGAGCCACCAACAACTAGGTTTCGTTTATTTTTCACTCAACCTCCACATCTTGCAGCGCGTATACTGCACCAGAAATAATAACGTAGTGGTCAGTGACCTTCTCGACAACTCCAATTGAGTTAATACCGAAAAAGTCAGGAGCGTGGAATTCAATTTCTTCGCCTAACAGGCTTTCAAATAGTTGCTTTCTTGTCATCTTTGTTCAGGTTGTTTTTGTTGATATGCTCTCGGCGTGACTCTTGCACTCGCTCCATTTCCAATTCAAGAAGATGCAGGCACATGTCATGCCGTTGCATCATGGAAAGATTATCATCAGATAAAATCCTAGCAGTTGCATCACGATACATCATAAACACTTAACTCCCTTTCTTCATCGTTATCTACTACGGCATCAATCCGCATTCCTGCCAATGTGCAGAACTTGATTCGGCTTCGTATCCACTTGCGGCGTTTGTCGTTGCACACGTAATTCAATGCGCTACGGTAGTAATCAACGGCAAGGTAATACATGCGATCACCTTCTGCTCTACGAGCCATATCCATCAATGCAGGAAAGTTAGCTTGCATCATCGCCCTCCAGTTCAATTGCTCTCTCAATGGATTGATAGGCTTCTTTAAGGTCTGTCATCTTATCCTTGTGTCCGCGATTCCCAGGCATGAGCAGCTTCTTGATTGCGTGTTGCGTTGCCGGATTGGTTACGTTGAATGCCATAAGCACATCGTAAACATCAACAACATCTTTTCCGATTCGCCGTGAATATTTCGATTCAAGCTTTGCCATAAATATCTCCACAAAGTATTTCATAAAAGATACGCCATGTGGATCGCAAGGTCAATAAAAAGGAGCCCGAAGGCTCCATCTACGATGCGTTTGCTCCTTCGCCATTCTCTGAATGCCAGTATCTATGGTGTGAGTCACACAGCCACCTAACGTCGAGGGGTTTGTCATAGTCATCGTGATGTGCAACGCTGCGCCCCTCACCGCAAATCTCGCATGGCTTCCTTACTAGGCTGCCAATCCTAACTGCGTAAGCAACTAAGTCGTGGCACCTGCTTTTCTTTTTGTTTTCAATTCTGTACGCCTTGCATCTTGCGTTAGTTAGATCCCTATTTCTTTCTGCGTAAAGTTTTTTTGCTCTTTTTGATGCCTCAATTCCAGCTGATGTCTTTGCATATTCAGCTCTTGCTGCAACCCTCTTTGGATCATTTGCTCTTTTTTTATCATAAGCTCTTTGGCAATCCCTGCATGAGCTAGACAGTCCGTCACTAGATGCTGTTCTTTTGCAGAAATCGTTAATGCTTTTTTCGCTTTGGCACTTATGGCAAAACTTTGAATCACTCATAAAAAAGCCTCTTTTTTGTAGAGGCTTTATAGTATCAGATTTATTGCTTGAAAGGAATATCAGAATGGAATGTCGTCAGAAAAGTCCATCGGTGGTTCATTATAAACTGGCTGTTGCTGCGGTCGCTGCATTCCGCCACTGGCTTGACCGTATGCGTTTTGCTGTGGACGTTGCTGCGGTTGCTGCTGGTAGCCTTGCTGCGGTTGCTGGCCTTGCGCTGATTTTTGCGCGTCCTGCTTCCCGCCAAGAGTCACATTATTGACTCGCAGAGTGACATATGTTTTACCTTCGTGCTCTCGCGTTCCAAGCTCGCCAGTAACAACAACAAACTGCCCCTTCTTCAGGTATTGCACCAAGCCAGACTCGGCTTGCTTACCCCAAAGAGAACAATCAACCCAAATTGTTTGGGCTTTGTCTCCATAGCCTGACTTTACAGCCAAGCTAAAACCTGCAACCGATGTGCCTCCGGCGTTGCGAACTTCTGCGTCTCGACCAATGTTTCCTGATGCGGTAAATACGTTCATTTTAACCCCTAAATTTGTGAATGATGATTGTGATTCAATGTCACTTGATAATCAATGATGTTTTCCCGTATTTGACGGTAGCTCCTGCAATCTCTTCTCCAGCCAAGATGCGCCGCTTGATTTCCAGCTTGTTAGGCTTAACCACGGTTTCGTACTCAACCAGATCAACTGGTATTGCCATTGGGTCTGTTATCTCGACAACTTTGCTTGCGGCTCGCAGAGTAACCTCATGCACTCCAGCTCTAACTTTCTTCATTTCGGCTTTAGTCATGCAGTCAGCGATGTACTGGCGCAGGAGTTCGACTTTGTTGGTGATTGACTTTGCTCGCTCGTTGAGAGATGAAGCCTCTTCTTTAAGTGAGTCAGCATAAGCCGACTCGTTTTTGCACAGCGCCAAGATGGCTGAAACCTTGTCGGTGAACTCGCCCTCGATACCCTCAAGAGTGTCAGCGATAAGCTCAGGCGGCAAATCCTCGCTCATTAGCGCTGCGTATTCGTTGGCGATTTTGTAAAGCTCTGTCATCAGATTGCTCCTTCAATTTGTTGCTTCTTCTTGGCGTATTCAGCCTGAACGTTTGCTTGCAGCTTTGTGCCTTTGGTCATGGTGTAAGCCTTGCCAAATAGGTCTTTCAGCTCATCCATGCTGTCAGTCTGTCGCATTCCTTCGATAAGGTCTAGCGCCAGTGACTCTATGCGACTTAAGCGCTCTGCCGCCTCTGCTGCGACTTCTGCTTCTGGTTTGTGAGGCATGACTGGCTCCATCTCAATGCCTTCATCGTCGTTAAGGTGATGGATGGCGTTATCAACCCGCTCAACTCGCGGCCAGTATTTTGCTGCACGTTTAACGATGGTTTTACGGGCCATTTCTTCCCACCAGTTTTTCCAAGGGCCATTTTTCGCCTTACTGGTGCTCTCGACCTGCTTGATTTCAGCCAGAGACATTTCATCGGTGAGGTAGTCGCCTTGTTGGGTCTTTACAGTGCAGTAACCGCCGACAACTGGCCCTCGCTCGCCAAATGCGTTGTATTTGTGAGTTGGAGCCCTGTCCAGCCCGTTTGATTCATAGGTGTCGTTGGCGTGCACGAGCTTGCATTGACCCCACTGAATCGCGCCAGACACTTGAGCTAGATGCAGCAATCCCATGTAACTGATGTCAAGATGCACGCCGCCATCGCGCGGCACCAGATACGCAAGCTTTGCCGCTGGGTTTAATGTGATGCCAATAGCTGCCACATTGATGATTGCATTCTGTGCGCTGGTAGGGTTAGACATCGCGGTTTTAGCCAGAAAATCATTCTTCTGGAATGCCTGGATGGCAAACTGACTTTCCTTGGCCCACGTCACGGACTGGTCGGTAGCCGCACCAGTGAACAAACCAACCTGCTGATTTACGAAAGTTACAACGTCAAAGCTCATTCCACATCCTCCACGACAAAAACAGTTTGCAGATCACCGTCAATCACCAAGCTAAAACCATCGCGGCAAGTTCGCATCAGGTCAAGGCCGCCCATGATTACTTCATCAAATCCAAAGCAGCCGAGTTCGTAGTTTTCCATCACTTCATCTCCTTCATGCATCCAATGAATGTGTCGTTGTAAGCATTTCTGATTGCCTTGTCTTGATACTCCTTAGAAGAAAATCTAGTAGTTCCATATATCGCAACAGCCAACTCAACGAAAGCATCACCAGCGCCACTAGCCTGCTCAATAACAAGGTCAGCCTGCACACCAGCTTGGTGAGCCCCCATAACAGCCCGAGCAAACTCCGCTGAAAGCTTGCACATATCGACATTTGATTTACCTTCGCTAGCGGCAGCACCACCAGCAACACACATAATCACAACTCCAACCAATGCTTTCATCTTCTTTCTCCTATCGGCGACATGCCTTGATGTGGTCATAGTAGCACCATAAGAAATCAATGCAATACCTTTTTTGAGATTATTTGTCATAAAAATAGCATTGACAGCGAAATATCATTTGGTGTAGATTTGCCTACATCAACAGCGAAGAGGTTAAACATGAACACAGGTAAAGCAATCTTGGTGGCGCTAGCAATGAAAGAGATGACGCGAAAGCAACTGGCAGAAGCCATTGGGCTTGCACCAGAGACGGTGTACTCAATGTGCAAATCAAAGAACGCATCAACACGAACGCTACTGCGAGTTGCTGATGTGCTTGGCATGAAAGTTTCTGAACTGATTAAGCTGGGGGAGTGATTATGACCGCAGAGACAAGAAAGCCTATTAGCAAGAGAACTAGATTTGAGGTATTCAAGCGTGACATGTTTTCATGCCAATACTGCGGGAAGAAGTCTCCAGATGTTGTACTTCACGTTGATCACATCAAGCCAGTATCTAAAGGTGGAAAGAACACCATCACAAACCTAATCACTGCCTGCCAAGACTGCAACCTTGGAAAATCCAACATCGAACTGAGTGATGACGCAGCAGTTAAAAAGCAAATGACTCAAGTTCAGGCTATGGCTGAGCGTGATGAGCAGATAACCATGATGGTTACATGGCAAGAATCTCTAATTTCATCTGAGGAGAAGTTTGTCATAAGCGCCGAAAAGGAGGTTAACAGGCTGGCTGATGGTTTTGTGGTTAGCGATGCAGGGAGAGGTACGATACGAAAAGCAATCAAAAAGCATGGGTATGAGAGCGTCATGAGCCAGATTTCAAGCGCGTACTCAAAATCAAGTTGCGATGATGATTTTAGGGCTGGCTGGTCAAAATTCATAGAGTACAAGTTTAACGGTGACGCTGTGTCAAAGTTGTCAATTCATTATGCAAAGGGGATACTTAAAAATAGGTTCCACTACTTCAACGAAAAGAGGTTTTACTCTGAGCTTGGCGATGTATCTTTCAGCGACAAAGAGTTGAATTACCTTATAGAAAAGGCAAGAGTGGTTAGCAGCCCAACTGACTTTATAATTTTAGCCGCAGAGGTAATCTCATGTCGATGATGCTAATGGTTAAAGCGATGCAAGCTAAGGTTGGAAACCCTCTTAGAAAGCTAGTTTTGATCAAGCTGGCAGACAACGCAAACGACATGGGTGAGTGCTGGCCAAGTCATCAGCACGTAGCTGACCAGTGTGAAATATCAAAAACAAGCGTCAGAAATCACATTAAAGAGCTTGAGAAGATGGGGCTACTTAGAGTTGAGCATAGGGATGGGCCGAAGGGCAACTCATCAAACCTATATCATTTGACGCTACAGGGTGTATCAGGAGATGACATAGGTGTGCCAGCAGATGGCATAGCGGGTATAGCAGGAGATGGCACCAGAACCAGTAACTATCTTGAACCAGTCATTGAACCTTTAAAAAAGAGTGTCTCGCAAAAGCTCGACTTCTCATCTTGGCCTAGCCTTCCAAGCGATCAACTTATGGGCGAGTGGAAGCAGCTAAGGAAAAGGCTTAAGGCTGGCGTAACTCAGACAGTGATTAACAGAACCGGAAAAGAGCTGCACATTGCAGTGAAAGCTGGGCTCACTGTAGACCAATGTTTTGAGCAATGGGTTTACAAAGGGTGGAGAGGATTCGAGGCGTCGTGGATGATGAGCCAGAAGCCTGATTCGCAACCACAGCAACAACAAAGCAAGCAACCTAGAGCGTTTGGATCTTGATATGACACCTGAAAAACTTAGTTCTTTTGAAAGTGAACAGATTTGGCTTGGCACAGTAATCATGTACGAGCGCGGAGACCTAATTACCGAGCACGGAATTTGCGCTGAGCATTTTCACTCATCAGTTCACAGGATGATATTCACAGCATGTAATCGCATTCATAACAAGCGCCTCACTGTGGAAATGACCATGGTGGTCAAGGAGCTTGAGGATATGGACTGCCTTGATATGGCTGGTGGGTTTCCTTACGTAGTGGAGATCTGCAAGATAACAAGCCAAGCTAATGCCCACCATTACGCCGAGACAATCAAGAGGAAGTACAGAGAGCGAACGGCGTGGGCTGTTATGCGTGACGGTGTGGATGCTGCATCATCTGGAGAGCTTGACGTTGACGCTGTGATATCTGCGCTGATGGCAACAATAACCACGGAATCAAACTATGAGTACGATTCGATGGGGGTTGCTCAGGCTGCAATCGATGAGCTTGAGAGAGCCATGCAGGGCACGTTCCCAGGGGTTATGTTTGGCATCAAGTCAATGGATGATGCCACTGGTGGGGCTCACAACTCAGATCTGGTTGTTATCGCAGCAAAACCAGCTATGGGCAAAACAGCCATGTTGCTAAACATGATGATAAGCGCCATGAATGACGGGCACAGCATTGGATTTATTTCTGCTGAAATGCCAGTCGGGCAGATTGGTATGCGTATAGCTTGCACAAACGGAAGCGTAGAAGCGCATAAGGCTAGAAAGGGTGAGCTTGATGATTGCGGATTCAATAACTTCTCTCGCGGATTGTCAGTGCTTCACGACGTAAACTTGCAGGTATACGAAAAATCAGCTCCAAGTATTTCAGAAGTTGAGAGGATGGCTAAGAAGTGGAAGCACCACAAAGGAATCAAGGCGCTTTATGTTGACTACATCCAGCGCATCAAGGGCAGCAATCCATCGGCGCAGCGCTGGGAGCAGGTCGGCGAGGTTGTCATGCGACTAAAAGACTTAGCAAGAGAGCTTGATATCCCTGTGATTTGCCTTGCACAGGTAAACAGGGGTGTTGACACAAGGGGTGATAAACGCCCAGAGCTTGGTGATATCGCAAACTCCGCTGAAATCGAGAAAGAGGCAGACCAGATAATGACTCTGTACCGTGACGAGGTTTATCATGATGACACGCCAGATCGCGGGGTTGCAGAGGTTGACTTCAAGAAGAACCGACACGGCCCAACTGGAATGTTAAGAGTCCAGTGGAAAGCACCTTACATGCGGTTCTGTGACTTTGCAGAGCAATACTGACATGGAGCAACACACAGAATCACTCATTTCATACGTCATGGAATGGAGTGGTAAAAGTCGAGATGAAGCGGTTGAATGGTTGGATAGAAACCTACCTAGATTGAAAGGAGATGAAGATGAAAGCACAGACGGAGATGGAAAAAATCGCAACTCGCAGGATTGCAAAAGCGATCATCGAGCAAGCTGACCTAGAGGGGTGGTGGAAGCTGAAAGATGAATCACTGGTTGCCGCAAAGGTGAGTCAGGCGGTGGCGCGGCACTCAAGTCAGCATGGCATTCACCCGCTGTTTATCAAGAGCGCGATGATGCGAATTCAGAGGGGTATGGAGTGAGAAATCTGATTATTGATAGCAGGGATTTGGAGGATTTGAATGCCTGTATACGCACCATGCTTGAAATCGGGCCTGTGTCTGTGCAATTGAAATCGCACACCAAGCGGAGCGTGAGTCAAAATGCACTTTCTCACAAATGGTTTGGTGAGCTAAGCAGGTGGCTAATCAGCAAAGGTAAGGATTTCGCAACTCCAGAATGGGTCAAGGCGGCCTTGAAATCGACATTCCTTGGTTATGTCGATGTGGTTGATACCGATGTAGTTACCGGAAATAAAACAACGCGCCAAGAGCTGCGTCACACATCATCGTTAGATACAGGTGAGATGAAGTTGTTCATGGATATGGTCTACCACTGGGCTCTAGACCGTGGCATCATGCTTACCATCCCAGAAGGGTGCGAGTACCAGAAATTAACAAAACAGGAGGATGGTTGTGAGTGAGTGGATTAGTGTAAAGGACGAACTACCAAAGCAACACGGAACAAAGGTGCTTGCAATTTGCAAGTATGATGGGTGCTCGACGTTTTTTTATGATGTTGTTCACTTTTGGAAAACAAGAGGATTTGAGCACCCAGTTATTTACTGGATGCCACTTCCTGAAGCGCCAGAGGATTAGGTGGTGGCAAACAAAAAGAAAAGATGCAAGTGCTGCGGAGATTACGGAGATGCATTGGAAGGCGTGCAAACTCCGGCAGGATTTTTCATTGATTATTCTCACGCAATTAAGCACTCGATAGACGTGTCTAGAAAGCGCTCAGAGCGACTGAGATTGAAGGCGCTACGAGTGCATGAGCAAGAGGTAAAGAATGCAGCAAAACGCGATAGAGAGCGCAGGATGGATGTTAAGCCGCTTAGTTACTGGGCGAAGCGAGCGCAAGCGGCCGTGAATGCCTACATCAGGGCAAGAGATGCAGGTCAGCCATGCATCAGTTGCGGAAAACCAGACGACGGAAGCCACCAGAGACACGCATCACACTATAGAAGTGTTGGAGGACATCCTGAGCTTCGGTTTTGCGAGATCAATATTTGGGCGTCATGCTCAGTTTGTAATAATTACCTATCTGGCAACCTAGTTCCATTCAGAGCCGCGCTGATAGCTAAAATTGGACTCGATAAGGTTGAGTTTATCGAAGGGCCACATGAGCCTAAGCGATACCGAAAAGAGGATTATCAGGCCATCGAGGCTGAGTACAGGGCCAAGCTGAAAGAATTGAAATCTAGCGCTTGCTAACAACGCAAATTAGTGTAATAGTATCAACATCAACGCAGGAGATTCACATGCAAGCAAAGAGCAAAACACAGATAGCCAGAGAAATGATTTTAGGAGGCAGCGACTACGCAGAGGTGGAGCAAAAAACTGGGTTAAAGCGTGACAGTATCCGAAAAATTGCTCACGTCATGCGAGGTGAGGGCAAGCTAACCAGAGTCATAAGAAAGCAGCATTACAGATACATTGGGGTTAATGAAGATGGTCAGGTTGTTGAGTTTAAGTCGCTAAGTGATGCCAACGACAATGGCTTTTACCACAACTCAGTAAGCGCTTGCGCTCGCGGGTTGAGAGAAAGTTACGCTGGGTACAAGTGGCGAAGGGAGTCGGTTTATCGTGCTGGTGGCGGCAAGTTTCCAGATTGAGCTAACGAAAGGAGATTGCTATGGACGAGAATGAGTTTGAGTTTGAAGGTAAAACATACGTGGCTCATGAATATGATGATGACGATTGTGGGTTTTGTGGTGGTGAAAGCTGCGCTTTTACATGGATGAATTCGCGTGAGTGTGGAAAGTTCAAGTGCACACCAGACAAGCGAAGTGATGGATTGAATGTAATATTCTTGGAGAAACAATAATGAACACAACTAAGGTTAAGTGCCTAGCACAGCAAATCAACGACGCCGCACAGGCAATCATTGCTCTGAAATGCATTGGCGATGACTCAGTTTGTGAGGCATTACTCAAGATGCACAAAGATAACCTGAAGATGTACGCGGAGGCTCTGGCAAATGAGCTTAAAGAAGACTAGCGAGGAGTGCGAGCGCGTAGCTAGGTACATCATGGAGTCAGGCAAAGGATTGACTCCATCAGAGATTCCAGATTCAATCATTAGTCGTGACAGAGTTTTCAAGGTTTTAGACAAGATTCGCGCAGTTAAGCGATTCAAGACAAAATCAAGGAAGGTGAAGATTGCTGTTTGCTCGCCCATATGCCCTGACGGAAGGATTCAAGACGCGTGGAAGACTTGGGTTTACTCTATTGATGAGCCTGATAAAGGAGTGTCAATTCCAGTAAAGGCTTCGATGGGCGAAATCGAATTGCGCTTTTCATCCATAGCTGAGGCTGATAAAGTGGGAGGGTTCAGCGGGATGTGCATTCGGGCCTGCTTATCAGGAAAGCAAACGCATCATGCAGGTTACAAATGGGAGAGGTTAAATGTTGAGGATAGACCGGAAACCGAGTGAAAAGCTGCGATTGCGCGGAAAGCTATACGGGACGATGACCGTTCAATTGTGCAACAAGGAGATGCGGAATATATGGGGTACTAGCGTTGTTGTTAGGCTTGAAGCAAAGAATCAATGCCAGACGTTCATCCCAGTCTATAGCGAGAAGTGGAGTCGCTATGGAGACATAGAAATGAGGCAGTCTGGCGATGTGGTGACATTTTTGATTCATGCGAAACCTGAGGAGTTGCAGGTGCTCCGCGCAGAGCTTATCGGAGGCATGAAAGATGACTGAATCCGAACTAAATGCAAAATACACCGTGTGCTTCGTTAACTCGCTCAACATCGACGATTGCGGATGCTACATAGTTAGAAAGGCTGATGCTGATAGGCTGGCATCACTCAACACAGGAAAGCCAATTGCAGCAGTGAAATGCAATCTTTGGATTGAGGTAGAGCGTGTTGTTGGTGGTGAGTTGATTGGTAAAAAACTGGATGTTTCATGATGGCAAAGATTACGATAGTGGTATAGGATGTTGATGGTGGGTTAATATCAATTGAGGCAAAGCAAGATGGTGATGAAAGTTACAGCCCTGCGGCTCTGGTAGCCACGGCAATAATAGAATCAATAAACGAAACGAGCGAGCTGGCCACCAACTTCGTTAGACATTAAAGCAAAGCCTCCTAACTGGGGGCTTTTTTGTTATAATTTAATGGCGGATAGGGGGCACTCGAAAACCTTGCAACTGGGAAAGGCTTCCGCACACATCACCCAGCCAACCCTTTGGAGAGTCAAACATGAAGAGAAATCTTCAAGTTTCCGCATTTAACGAAATCAAGAGCGCATTCACGTAATCCAAGCATGACGACCTAAAAGTGACGATTAACGCCCGCGCAGTTCACGAGTGGCTTGGTTTTGGTCGAGACTTTACAACATGGATCAATGCTAGAATCGAAAAGTTCGGGTTTATCGAAGGTGTTGATTACTGCATTGTTGAAAATTTGAGCTCGCCAGATTTGGTGAGCTCAAAATCTCGCCGTCAGGTGATGAAGGATTATTTCTGCGTGCCAGACATGGTTAAGCAATTGGCCATGATTGAAAACAGCGACAAGGGGCGCCTTGTCCGCATGTACTTTCTAGATTGCGAACAGATCGCCATTGGCAAGCAAGAGGCCATTGAGCAGCGCCGATCAATGGCTGTTGAGTTCCGTCCAATGACAGATGCAATTAGTTGCGCTCATGAAGATCCAAAGCCATATCACTACAGCAATGAAGCTGACATGGTTAACCGCATTGTTCTTGGTAAGACAGCGGCGCAGTTCAGGCAATACCACAGCATTGGGAAAGGTGACGCCATCCGCGACTTCATGACCAGAGAGCAGATGAAGGCCATCATTGACCTACAGAGAGCGAACACTGTTTTCATCACAATGGGTATGGAATATCAAGAGCGAAAAGAACAGATAAGCAAGCTTTTTGATAAAGCACACAAACAACGACTTATTGATGAGTTCCATAGATTGGAAGCATGAATCAAGCCCCGCATTAGGGGCTTTTTGTTTCAACTTTTTGGTATTATGTAACAGTTAAACAATCGTGAGAAGTTGAGGTTGATATGGAAGAAGAGAAGAAAGAATCGCTATGGGAGATTTCCGCGCGCAAGGTTGGTCGCCCGCCAGTCTACAACCATCCTGATGAGATGTGGGATGACGCATTGGCCTATTTCAAGTGGGCTGAAGACAACCCGCTATGGGAGGCTAAGGCATTTGCATTCCAAGGGGTTGTGACGGTAGAGAAGCTGGCAAAGATGCGGGCATTTACCATGGATGGCTTCCTTCTTCATTCTGGATTAGCTCAATCGACATGGTATGACTACAAGGGAAAGCCTGCATTTTCGGAAGTCGTAGAAAGGATTGACAAGGCTATACGAGAGCAAAAGTTCACTGGGGCCGCCGCAGACCTCTTGAATGCCAACATCATAGCCCGCGACCTAGGCTTGAAGGATAACGTCTCTAACGAGCATACAGGAGCTAATGGAGGGGCTATAAAGCACGAAATCACAGAAACAGCTGCCGATAAGTTTGCGAGCATCTTGAATGACCTCACAGAATAGCATCGAGACAGTTCGCAAGTTCATCCACTCAAATCCAAGGATTGCGCGCGATGCTATTGCGCGCATGTTTGATGGTGATGAGCGAGCCAAGAATGACCTCCTGCATGACTTCAGGTTGTGGGCTAGGCCTGAGCAGATAGTGGAGATACCGCCAGAGAAAGATACGCTAATGCTGCTGTGCGGTCGCGGTTTCGGAAAGACGTGGTATGTAAGCAACAAGGCGATTGATTTAGCAATGGCAGAGCCATCTGCCCGCATAGCTCTTTGGGCTGCTGACTTTGGATCACTGAAGAAGGTTAACTTCCTTGGTGAGTCTGGAATCATATCCCAGATAAATCCAAACATTGATTACGAGTTCAACAAGTCAGATCTAATTCTGAAGTTTGAGAACGGAAGCCAAATTACAGGTTACTCATGCGAGGCTCTAGAGCGGTCTCGTGGCAGCCAGTCATCCCACTCAGTTGTTGATGAGCTTGCGGCGTGGCAGTACGCGGAAGAAGGTCTTGAGGCTGCAAAGCTGATTAACCGCCTTGGCAAAAACCCGCTTATGTACATCGCCACTACCCCAAGGCCAACAAGCGTCATCAAGTCGTTGTGCAATAACCCATACGTTGAGGTCATCAAAGGCACAACTATGGACAACTACTTTTTAACGCCGAAGTATGCAGAGTCGCTAAAGCGCGAGCTTACCGACCGCATGTTTAGGCAGGAGTGCCTTGCAGAGATACTTGACGACAACCCATACGCACTATGGAGAATGACTGATATTGAATCATGCCGGATTCATGACATTCCAGAGCTTAGGCGCATTGTTGTTGGTGTTGACCCAGCAGTAACCAGTAGCGATGAATCAGACGAGACTGGCATTGTTGTTTGTGGTGTTGACTATGGCAATCACGTTTACGTTCTTGAGGACTGCTCTGTTAGCGCCGCGACTCCAGAGCAATGGGCGTCAGTGGCTGTCGACGCTTACAAGCGCTGGAATGCTGACTCCATTGTTGCGGAGGTTAACCAAGGTGGTGACATGGTTGAGTCAATAATCCTCCAGAAATCTCGCTCGTTGCGGGTGATTAAGGTTAGGGCAACAAAGGGGAAGGCCGTGCGAGCAGAGCCAGTTGCCGCGCTGTATGAGCGCCATGAGTGCCATCACGTAGGAAGGCATGACAAGCTAGAGCAGCAAATGACTGAGTGGGATCCTGTTAACAGCAAGAAATCGCCAGACAGGATGGATGCGCTTGTGTGGGCTATTACAGAGCTTGCCGACCTAAGCGCATCACAACCAATGCTATTCATGCCGTCTAGGTACAGATAAGGAAAGGCCCGTTAGGGCCTTGTTAATCAATGATTGTGAACCTGATAACCGTCAACGTCCGCGCCTGCATGAGCGCCTTTCTCAAGCAGCGTGTCCCACTCTTCATCAGTGAAACCGTGAGACTGCACGGTGCAATTTTGCAATTCATTATCCCAAGTGAAAACAGCTTTAGCAAAACCATCATTTCTAGTCACAGTTACAGTCCAGTTCATTTTAATCTCCATTAATTGCGATAATACAACTTCCGCTTCGATGTTGTAATACTATTACACTCCACATCGGATTGCAATAGTATTCATTGAATAATTAAATTCAATATTGCGCTACCTCAATAATCAACCTATCACCCGCGCAATCACTCATGATTGCCACGTTGTCGCATTGGAATGTAACAGCGCTCCAACCCTCTTCAAGCAGCTCGCCGATTGCGTGAGAGATTGATTCGTATTTGGTTGGCTCCGGCTTGTCAGACATGCGAAGTCTAGTTGTAATCACTTTATGCCCCTAGCAAATTTGACTGCATCGAGTATTTCGGATCGCAAAAACTCTGGGATGTTCCATCTTTTCATTGCCGTCTTTGCGAACCTGTACCGATACACAGGACACAGAATGATCCCATTTAGTGCGTCCTGTGTCATGATGATATTGAGCGTTTTCATATCATCATTGAACACCTTTTGTGAGAACTTTTGAATTGTCATGCCTTTGTTGAATCTCACGGCTCATTCCTCTCTTTGATTGCCTGCATTACTCGGCGCTTAGCTTCTGATAGCGCAATAATCTCACACTGCATCTCAATCTTATTCAGAAGCCACGACGGTAGTGATGACATAAGATCACCAGCTACCAGACCAACCTGATTCTCAAACTCATCAATCTCACCCTGCCGCTGCGCGTGCTCGTCTGCCTTCATGCTGTTGTAGTCTGTCATTTAGTGCCATCCATCTCTTCAAGTAATGCGTTAGCTGCTGATATAGCAGCCTCAATCTCAACCTTGCGGTTTTTCTGCCATTCAATTTCACGCTTTATTAGCTTAACCAAGTCATCTGACAATCGCTTGCATGCATCTCCATCAAGTACAAGATGTCTAGCGCCATGAATTAGGTTTATTTCAACCTTAACGCCTTCACAGTGGAGCTCTTGTGAGCCGGATAGCGCTTGCACAGCCCAATGCTTTGCACCCTGCTTGCTTATTGATTCCAGCT